ATGGTGGCGCGGAGGCGTTCGACCAGATGCGCGCCTCACTCGACCGGCAAGGCTCCGCTGGTGAAACAGCCGGGGCGAAACTCGCAGGTCTTAACGGTGCGATGGACCGCATCGGAAACGCCGCCGATGATTTCAAACTACGACTCTATGAGTTAGCCGAACCCACGCTAACGGCGTGGGCGGATCGTTTGGCGCAGGGTATTCAGTGGATTGGTGAACGCATTCCCGCTGTGGTGGGGGCGTTCACCAGCATGAAAACCTGGATTGAGCAGAACAAGATCGTCGTTGATGGTCTCGTCGTGACGATCGGTGCGCTGACCGCCGGGATGATTGCGTTCAACCTGCAGCAGTCGATTACTGCTGCAGGTGGGTTGTTGGCGTTTTTCCGTGAATTAACCATCGTTCAGAAGGTTGCGACGGCGACACAGTGGCTGTTCAACGCTGCCCTGTGGGCCAGCCCTATCACCTGGATTGTCGCTGGGATCGCTGCGGTTGTTGGTGCCCTGACCCTGTTTTTCACGAAGACTGAGACGGGTAGGGAAATCTGGGGGAACTTTGTTGGTTTCCTCGGCGAAACACTTGACCGTGTTAAGCAGCTGTTCGGCACCCTTAAGGATGCTTTCGGTGAGGTCTTCACTGCTTTCCAGGGCGGGGATGCTGGGTATGGTGCCCTTGAATCCCTGTTCGGGTCTGAGGCGGCGCAGCGGGTTGTTGACTTCGCTGACCGCCTGGGTGTGGCGTTCCAGAACATCAAGATCGCGTGGGGTGAACTCACCGCCGCTTTCCAGGGTGATGACGCTGGTTACGGTGGCTTGGCGGCTTTGTTTGGTGATGAGGCTGCGCAGAGCATCGTTAATGCGTTCGACGCTATGGGGCGTGCGATGGAGTGGGTGCGCGGCATTGTCGTGGACTCCCTGTCCGGTGCGTTTTCATCATTGTGGGAGACTGTCAAGACCCTGACCTTTACTCTGGTTGATTTGTCGGTGAGTCTCGGCGGCGCGGTGTGGAATTCTTTGCAGGGCCTGTGGAATCTTTTGCAGGGCTTGTGGAATCTTCTGGAGCCTGTGCTGTTGCCTGTGCTTAAGGCACTGGGCTTTATTATTGGCGGCACCATTGTCGTCGCGGTCATCGCGGCGGTGAAGGTGTTCGAGGGCCTGGCCTGGGTGCTGCAGCAAGCCACCAATGTGCTGTCGTGGATCGTGACCAACGGGTTCATACCCTTGGTCAACATCCTTGGCCTTGTGGTCGAGTGGGTTGGCACCCGCCTGGGTGATGCCATTAACGCCGGTATCGGCTTCTTGGGTGTGGCGTGGAACGCCATGTCCACGGGCATTCAGTGGGCGTGGGACAACATCATTCTGCCTGCGTGGTCTGCGATGGACTATTTCGCCCGTGTCACGCTGGCGACCATCGGCACGCTTGTGCTGGCCCCGTTGCTGATTGCCTGGAATCTGCTTTCCAGCGGTATTCAGTGGGCGTGGGATAACCTGATTCGCCCGACGTGGGATGCCATGAACGCGGGCATCAACGTGCTGTGGAATGCTGTTCTGTTGCCGATCTTCAACTGGATTGGTGGCGCGTGGAACACCATGGCCACGATAATCCGTATTGGTTGGGACACGGTTATTAAGCCTGCGTGGGATGCTTTGGCGGCTGGTGCTAACTGGCTGTGGGGCGCGGTGTTGAATGTCATCTTCAACTGGATTCACAGTAAGTGGACAGAGATGTCCAACCTTATCCGGTGGGCGTATGACACGATCATCAAACCCGCGTGGGATGCGGTTGCAGCCAGCCTGAATTGGTTGGCGAACAACGTGTTCAACCCCCTTGTTGGGTTCATGAAGGACGTGTGGAACGGCTGGGGCATCATCATCCGGTGGGTTTACGACAATGTTGTGAAGCCTACGTGGGATGCTGTGGCCGGTGCCCTTAACTGGCTGTGGAACAACGTCACTTTGCCGATCCTCACATGGATGGGTGACAAGTGGAATGAGATGGGCAACGGCATTAAATGGGTTGCCGATAACGTTGTTCACCCTGTGTTTGATGGGTTGCGCGGTGGTCTTGACCGTCTGCGCGGCTGGTTCCACGACACCGTGGAAAACATCGGCAAAATCTGGGATTGGATCAAAGAAAAGACAGCTGCCCCTGTCCGATTTGTTGTTGATACTGTCTACAATAACGGCATCCGTAAGGCATGGAACGCTGTCTCAAAACTGGTCGGATTGAACGAACTGCCTGAACACAAGGCAGGATTCGCCACCGGCGGTATCCTCCCCGGATACACCCCTGGGCGCGATGTCTACACGTTCGTTGAACCACGAACAGGAATGACACTGGGCCTATCCGGCGGTGAACCTGTTCTCCGCCCAGAGGCTGGCCGTGTCCTCGGCTCAGACTGGGTGGACGGCATCAACGCTGCAGCCCGCATGGGCGGCACAACTGGCGTGAAACGCTACCTCGGAATGAGTTCCGGCGGGCACGGTCACAACCATGATGCAGCCTTTGCCAGTGGCGGCGTAATCGGATCAATCACGAACATTGTTCGCGAGAAGTTCCCGATGATGACCATCACCAGTACCCTTCGCCCCGGCGCAAGTGACTACCACGGTCAAGGCAAAGCCGTTGACTTTTCCAACGGTTTCGACACCACTCCACAGATGCAGCAGGCAGCTGCATACTTTGCCTCAAACTACGGCAAGGAACTACTGGAGCTGATTCACTCCCCGTTTGGAACCAACATCAAGAACGGGAAGTCCGTTGGCGACGGCATGGGATTCTACGGTGCAGCTACTATGGCTCAGCACCGGAACCACGTGCACGTTGCCGCGAACGCCCCGCTCGCAGGTGGCGGTTCTGGAGGAATCCTGGGTGTCTTCGATGGTGTTGTGAGCTTCATCGGCGACCAGGTGAAGAAGGCATGGGATGACGTTATTGACCCGATCAAGAAGTCAATCCCACATTTCCCTGGCATTGTCGGGCAACTCCCGCTCAAAGCCCTGGAAACAATGGCTAATAAAGCCTGGGAATTCATCTCGTCGAAAATCCCCTTCGGCTCTGATGACGGCGCATACCAAGGCGCTGTCGGGGCTGGTGTGGAACAGTGGCGCCCGCTGGTCGAGAAGGTCTTGAAAGCCAAGGGCCTACCCTTGACTTTGACCGATACGACTCTGCGTCGCATGAACCAGGAGTCTGGTGGTAACCCGCGTGCCATTAACAACTGGGACTCCAACGCCGCCAAGGGCATACCGTCCAAGGGCTTGATGCAGGTCATTGATCCGACGTTCCAGGACAACAAAGACCCTGGGTATGACAATATCTGGGATCCAGAGTCTAATATCCGTGCGTCGATAAACTACACGCTTCGGCGTTACGGTAGCTTGCCTGCTGGCTATAACCGTGCAGGTGGCTACGCCACGGGTGGTTTCCTCCCTGATTTCGGGAAACTTCATCTGTACGATCAGGGTGGATTTATCCCGCACGGTGGCATGGGCCTGAACCTGTCCGGCCGCCCCGAACCAGTCCTCACTGCACCACAGTGGGACAACATCGGGCAACTCGTCGGACAAATGGGCAACCTCATACCAGTGCTAGACAAGCTCGCAACAAGCATCGGCCTAGCACCAGTCAGCCCAGCCATCGACGCGATCAACACCGGAATCGCCCAAGTCAACGCGGAAATCGCCAGAGTCAACGACAACATCATGCACTCCGTCGATGTCGCAAACCGCATGATCGGCGGCGACCTCCGTGCAGGGCTCACCCTCGGGGCGGGCATGGTGGACACCACCAAAGAAGTCGTCGATGCTGAGAACGCTCTGAAAGAGGCCCGCAAGCAGGCTACGGAAAACTCCGAGTCCACCGTGGACCTGGAGAAGAAACTAGCCGATGCCCGCGAGGAACTAGCCAAAGCCGAGAAAGAAGGCGGCGGCCTATCCACCGCGCAACGCAGGAAACTGCAGGACGCGGAGGAAGCCCTCGCAGCGGCCCGCCAGTCCGGGAACCCCAGTAAGATCGCCTCAGCTGAGAAACGCCTGGCTAGGGTGCGTGAAGACAACGCGGCGGCCTTGGAGAAATCCGAGAACAAAAACGCCAAGAACGTCAAGAACGCCCTGAACAAGGTGGAACAGGCCGAAGACAAACTAGCCGATGCCCGCGAGAAAGGGGCCACACAGGCCCAGAAAATCGCGGACGCAGAGGCGAAAGTCATTAAGGCCCGCATCGAGGCTGTTGGTGGGATCGTCACCCATACGATTGAGGGCCTGCAGCTGGCGGCTGCGTCGATGTCGAAGTTCTTCGCCACGATTGCTGACATCCAGCAGGCAGTGGAAAAGACCCGCACGGAGACGCAGAAGCTCCGGTTGAGCCTGGCAACGGATACGCTGGCCATGTTTAAGGCCCAGTTCGAGGCGCGCAACGCGGAGTGGGAGATGTCCCGCACTCGCTTGCAGGGCGCTGTGGATGTGGCTAAGGCTGAGGGCAAGCTCGCTGAGGAGCGGGCAAAGCAAGCCCTCGCAGGTGAAACCGGTGTCAACGCCCTGGGCCGTGCCATGGACCGTTTCCGCGAGACCGGTGTGTTCTCCATTGAGCGCATGTCCGAGTCTGTGCTTAAGCGCACCAGCGACATCGCCGCGGCGGAATGGAACGTGGCTGAGGCTAGGGCGAAGGCCGCACTCGACCAGGAGAAGGCCGCGCTTAACCAGGCGCAGGCCGCGCTGGCTGAGCAGGAAGCCGCTTTGCAGCATGCCTACACGGCGCAGATGCTGCAATTGTCGGTGGCTAAGCTCACTGACCAGGCGAAATCCTTCTATGGTCTCACTGAGTCTCAGGCCAGTGGCGCTAAGCGCGGCATCGCCGGTATCGGCGGTTTGCTTGGCGGCATCCTGAAACTCGTCGGTGGTGGTGTGGGGGTGGCCGCGTCCCTTGCGACCGGCAACATCCCCGGTGCTGTCCTGGCCGGTGCCACCGCCTTGGGTGGCCTGACTGAGGGCATCGCAGGTGTTCGTGACATCTTCCTCAATAAGAAGGAGATCGGCGACGCCTGGAAAGCCATGGACTGGAAGGGCAAACTCGCGATGCTGTTGGGCGTCGGCGGGTCCGCCGCCATTACTGCGGCGGGTGCTGTTGGTGCGGTCCAGGGTGGAGGCCCTGAGTTGGCTTCCGCGACGGCGAAGCTTTCCGAGCAGTGGAACAATGCCACGTGGGGGAGCTTCACGGAGTGGAAGAAAGCCCAGGCTGACAAGCTGGCGGAAGGCCACGCGAACAAAACTGACCTGCTGCAAAAGGAGTTTGAGGCCCGCAAGGCGCAGATTGAGCTGGAGAAATCCGCCCTGAATCTGGAGTCGCTGCGTAAGACTCAGGCTCTGCAGCAGGCGCAGGAGTTCGCGAAGCTGCAGCAGGAGATCGCGAAAGCATCGACGAAGGCTGAGGCCATGGCGTTGAACGCCCTGGCTGAGGACATTAAGTCGAAGCAGGATAAGGCCCTGGAGCACAACACTAAGCAGGAAGACTACCTGCGTAGCCTGTTGGCTGGTGTGGACAAGGTTGTGGAGGAGCGGTCGCGTAAGTCGGGTGCTGCTGGCAACCAGGGTCTGAATGTCACGATCAATATGCCTGCTGGTAAGACTGCTTGGTCTACGGATGAGGTTAAGGCGCTGGTCGATAAGATCAACGGCCTTGAGGACAGCATCAATATCAAGCTTGCTGAGCTTGAGGGGACTTCGGTTCCTGGTGCTGATTTCGCTGATGCGCATCGTTAAGGAGGGGTTGTGGATATTGTGTATGAGTCGCCTTTTGGTGATGTGTGGCCTTTGGCTGCTGGTCACCGGGGGGTGTTCATCAAGGAGAATTCTTTGGATGACCTGTGTGGTGATTCGGAGGATGTGTCCACGTCCCCTACTGGTGCGCCTGGCCAGCAGTTTGACGGCCTGAATGTCAAGGCTATGACCGGGACTTTAGGGTGCTGGGTGCAGGAATGGGAGGGCGACAGCCTGGATGAGGTGTCAGCCAATTTCAGGTCATCGTGGTCCCGCACTCAGCCCGGCACCCTACGGGCGGTTTCGCACACTTTGGGCGGTGTGTTTACGCAGGTTCGGCTGGCTAAGTCAATGCCGCCACTCCCGATTGATTTGCGGGAGGTTGACGGCTACGACCTGCAATTCAGTGTGATAGCGGATTCGGGTGTGTGGTGGATGAACCCACTCACCGGCACCGGGACTGTCACCGTAACAAACCCCGGTGACGTTCCCGTGTATCCGCGCATCAGATGGAAGGGCGCTGGCGGCAAAGTCACATTGCCTTCCGGCGCGTCCTTCACCCTCCCCGCTGCGCAGGAGTCACGCATAGTGTCCCTAGACAACGCGGATTCCTGCGCAGTGGTGGACGAGAAGGGTGTGCTTGATCGTGCCCTGTGGCGGGAGCTGCACCCCACGGTGATGCCCGAGGGTATCCCGGTGGGGCAGTCACGCACCTACACCCTGCCTGATGGGGCGGAGTTGTTGTGGAACATTGGTGTCTTTGACCCCTGGAAGTAAAGGAGAATGGCTTGACTTTCGATTGGGAAAACCACCGCAAACACCGCGAACAAGTCAAACACGACACAGGTCAGTGGATCGGCCTAGCCGATGAAAACTGGGAGCCGATCATGGACCTACCACCCGTGATCGAAATGACGTGCCCGGCGGCGTCGAACGCGAAAGCGTCCGCGAAAATCATCATCAGCACCCGCGTAAACGGGGGCCATATTTCCCCGATTGTGGATGAGCTGATCGCGGAAAACCTCACCGACACCGACAGTGAAGGCCGCCTACTGGTGGCGTTTCAGAAAAACCGGTTCATCATCATTGAGCGCAACGGGTTTCGACGCCGCTGCATCCGCATCACCCACGCCATAGCCAGGGGGCAGGAAATGCCCACCACGATTGAGGTACACGGCGTGGATGAGATGGACGTGTGGGAGTCGATACCCTGCCCATCTGCCCCGTCCTATTGGACGGCGACACGGAAGATGATCGACCGGGATTGGGCGCAGAAATGGTCAAAGCCGT